GCGATGAAAGAATGGCAAGACACATCGCCAACTGCGTGACCAAGCAATCATCACGCGGAGTCATGGTTGCAAAAGCAAGCTCGAAGCGCAAAGTCGACGCAGCAGTAGCAGCAATCTTCGGATACGACAGAGCAACGCAACCAGCAGAACCAAAAAAACCAGTCGCAAGATTCTTCTCACTTGATCTAGGAGCAAAATGAAAAAAATAGACTTCTCATTGATCGCAGAAGTGATAGGCGTTGTTTGTGCAACAGCAGGACTGGCAATGTTTTCAGTTCCGGTGGCATTGATTGCACTAGGATCTTTCTTAATTTGGATAACAGAAAAGGCTAACTAATGAGTCTATCAAAGCGACTACGAAAATCAGGCGAGAAGCGGATGAACGACAGCCAATGGGTTGAACCGCTTATCCCAGGACGCCCTGCTTACATGGCGCCTTCCGGAATCGACGTCACAGCAGATTCTGCGATTCGTATGTCAACAGTTTATGCCTGCGTGCGATTGCTCGGCGATACGATTTCATCATTGCCACTAGGCGCATACATTCGACGCGGAAGAAACCGCATCTCATATGTTTCAGCATTCGGTGAACAGCCAGCCTGGATCAACAAGCCAAATCCAGAAGCAACACGCCTGGAGTTCTTCGAGCAAGTAATTTCTTCACTTAACATTCATGGCAACGCTTTCATTCTGACCGTTCGCGATGACATGGATGAAGTCGTCGAGCTTTATTGCATCCATCCAGATGACGTTCGCATTGAGCGACCACGACCAGGCGAACCAATCCTTTACAAAATGCGAGATGAAGTAGGAACATACACAAGAATTCTCACAAACAAAGAGATGTTGCATATTCCGATGTTTCGCCTTCCTGGATCATTTTATGGATTAGGCCCAATCGGAGCTGCACGACTTACAATCGGTGCAGCGATGGCAGCAGACACATACGCAGCCGCCTACTTCGGCAACGCTGCAAACCCAGGCGGAGTGATCGAAGTGCCAAACGAGCTCACAGAAGAGCAGGCAAGCGACATCGGCCGCGATTGGAACATCACACACACAGGTCCATACCGCGCAGGCAAGATCGGCATTCTTTCAGGCGGTGCCACATTTAGACCGCTAACACTTAACGCACAAGATGCACAGCTGCTAGAAGCCCGGCGTTTCAACGTTGAAGATATCGCCAGATTATTCAGAGTTCCGCTCAGCCTTCTCGGACACCCGGTCGCAGGATCGATGTCATTTGCCAGCGTTGAAGCGCAAAACCTTTCATTTGTTCAGCACAGCCTTCGCCCATTATTGGAACGCTTAGAGCAAGCACTTTCAGGATTGCTGCCAGAGCCAGAAGGTTTCATCAAGTTCAACCTTGACGCACTTCTACGAGGAACCACCCTGGAGCGCTTCGACGCTTACACAAAGGGCCTCCGCGAAGGATTCCTATCACTTAACGACGTGCGATCAGTTGAAGATTTGGCACCGCTTGGCGAAGCCGGAGATCAGTACCGAGTGCCACTACAAAACATCGACGCAGCAGACGCACGCGATGTAGGACTCAAACTACGAGCAGAGATCGCAGCAGCCTTGATTCAAGTCGGATTCGAGCCGAAGTCGGTAACAGAAGCGGTCGGATTGCCAGATATGACCCACACAGGACTGCCATCAACGCAGCTGCAACAGATCTCAACCATTGATCCAGAAGACCCACAAAGCGTCTACGAAGTCAACGCAAGAGAAGCACGCAATGATGAACCTTCAATCGTGATCCAAGTTCCGGAATCAAACATCAATGTCGAGCCAACAAACATCAACGTTCAACCTCCAAACATTACATTCGAGACACCAAACGTCGACGTGCAAGTAGCAGCACCAAACGTCAATGTTGAATCACCAACAATCGAAGTAACAAATACAATAGAACAAAAGAGCGTACGTCGAAAGGTAATTCGTGACGAGAACAATCTCATCACAGAAATTATCGAAGAATTTGTGAAGGATGAAGAATAATGGCAACAGGTCTAAGCGCTTATCTAGCAAACAAATTCCTTGATGCAGTAGGAAATGCAACAGCATATTCAGCATCAAACGTATACGTGAAACTTCACGTCGGAGATCCAGGAGCAGCAGGAACTGCAAACCCTGCAACGGAGACGACAAGAAAAGAAGTGACATTCTCTGCGGCTTCAACAGGAAGCATTGCATCGGATGCAGATGTTATCTGGACAAATATTGCAGGCTCACAAGACGCAACACATTTCACAGCCTGGGATAATTTGACGACAGGGAACTTCTTATTTAGCGGAACCGTTACAGGAAACGCATACACAGCAGGAGACACATATACAATCGCAAGCGGATCACTTACAGCATCGCTGACCGTAGCAAGTTAAAATGTCGTCCGAATTTGTACTAAACACATCTAAATTAGATGAAGGCAGACTTGGGCCATTTGTTTATGCAACAGCAAGCGCCGAGTTTGGATCAATAGCAGCAACCACAACAAGCAAAGTCACCCACTTAGTTACTGCTATTGCTCCACTCGGACAGATTACAGCGCAAGCACAAGCAGGAATCAAGAACTACGCCACAGCCGCAGCTGCGCTCGGACAGATTCAAGCCATCGCCAGCGCCACGATCAATCACCAGGCGCAGGCAAATTCAGACTTTGGATCCATAACAGCAAGTGCCACAGCTCGAATAAATCACCAGGCAACAGCACAGGCACTTCTCGGAATTCTAAATGCAAGCGCAAGCACGCAGGTCGATCACCAGGCAACAGCAATCGCAACCCTGGGAACGCTGGACGCAAACGCCAGAGTTTCAGTAGATCAGTACGCAACAGCAAGCGCCGAATTTGGAAGCCTGCAAGCAAACGCAACAACTACACAGCAAACAATACAAACAGCCGCAACCACAGGAAGCCCATACTTTGTAAGCCCGACGGTGATCGTTGAGCAGAAGATAAATAAAGTAGAAGCCCTGGCGCTGACACAATGGGGCGGAATAAAAACACAAGCAATATCAAGAATAGATTTCTCTGTGCTTCAAGACGACGCAGAACTTCTCCTACTGATCTAGGACAAAAATGCCATATTTGATAAGCGACAAGCAGAACGACTGCGCAGGATGGGCAACCGTTAAAGAAGAAACCGACGGATCCTATACAACAATTGCCTGCCATGACACAAAGCAAGACGCAATCGACCAAATGGTTGCAATATCAATTGCAGAAGATATGGAACCAGGCGGAGAAGTAAGCAGCAGGGCAGTAGATCTGAGTGCTCCAGCATTTATTCGACAAAACGCAGAACGAGGATTGAAATATCTTCGAGAGGGTTATGGCGGAGATGGGCTCACAGAAGGAACCAAGCAAGCAGCTCGAGAGATGGCAGCAGGAAGAATAAGCGAAAACAAAGTAAGAAAAATGGCGCCCTGGTTCGCCAGACACAAAGTCGATGGACAAGCACCAAAGAACAGCAATTCATCCGATCCGCAATATCCAGGAGCAGGACTCGTCGCATGGTTACTATGGGGCGGAGATTCAGACTTCAGCGATAGAGCTCAAAATTGGGCGCAACGAAAAATTGATGCATTAGATGCAGAACAAGATTCAAGGAGCAAAATGAAAAAAATCGAACGCCGCACCTTCACGATCAAGAACGTAGAAGCACGCCAGGCAGAAGATGGAACGATGCGCCTATCCGGATACGCAGCCGTATTCAACGATGACAGCGTGCCGCTTCCATTTATTGAGAGAATCGCACCCGGTGCATTTCGCAAGACGCTGACAGAAACGCCAGATGTGCGACTTTTGATCAACCACGAAGGCCTGCCATTGGCACGCACAAAGAACGGAACGCTTCGACTTCAGGAAGATCAAACCGGTCTCTACATGGACGCAGATCTTCCAGACACCCAGGCAGCTCGCGATCTTTACACGCTGGTCGAGCGCGGCGATGTAGATCAGATGAGCTTCGCATTTCGCGTGATCCGTCAGAAGTGGAACGAAGGAAGAACAGAGCGCACCCTTACAGAGCTCAGCCTTGCAGATGGCGACGTTTCAGTCGTGACTTACCCGGCTTATCCAACAACAAGCGTAGAAGCACGCGAGCAGATCGCAGCAGCTCGACAAGCGATCAAAGAAGGACGCGAGATCACAGGCGAAAGCCTGCTTGTAATTCAAGCGATCTTAGATAAAATCGACGAATCATACGAATATCTAGGAGAAGGCAAAACCATACTTGAGAGCGTTCTCGGATTACAACCAGAAGCACCAGGAGAAGATATGCCAGAAGAGGAATTGATTCCAGAATCTGAGCCAATGATCGAGGACGCACAGCCCCGATCCATTTCTCTACGCCTGGCCAAAGCAATCGTAAATAATACAAAATAGAATTCTGCCGGACAATCCAGCAGAGACAAAGTCGGAGCGACATTCGCACCCTTAAAGCGCCGCGAAAACCACCGCCACCACCTTGCACAAACCAACTCATAAGGAGATCAAATAAATGTCAAAGTCTTTCCTTGACAAATTGATCGAGCGTCGTGATGCAGTTAAGACAGAGATGGATGCAATTCTGGAAGCAGTAGCAACAGAAGATCGCACCGACTTAACAGTAGATGAAACAACAAAGGTTGACTCACTTGTTGAAGAATCACGCACACTCGATTCAAAGATTGAAAAAATGAAGGCACAAGCAGATGCGGATGCAAAGACAAACGAGATCCGCGCAGCTGTAGCCGATGTAGCAATGCCAAAGGTAGGCGGCGCAACAGTTACACGCGAAGCACGCACATACTCACCAAACTCAGATGCATCCTTCGTAAAGGACGCATTCAACGCACAGTTCGCAAACGACTATGCAGCAAACGAGCGCCTATCACGCCACATGCGTGAAGAAGCAATCGAGCGCCGCGATGTTGGAACAGCACAGTTTGAAGGTCTTGTAATTCCACAATACCTAGTCGATCTAGCAGCTCCACTAGCACGCGCAGGCCGTCCATTTGCAGACTTCGCGACAAACAAGATGACACTTCCACCAAGTGGAATGACTCTGAATATTTCTCGCATGACGACCGGAAGTTCAACGGCCGTACAAGTTACACAGAACGATGCAGTATCAGAAACTGATGTTGATGACACCCTGCTCACAATTAATGTGCGTACGATCGCCGGACAGCAAGACATTTCACGCCAAGCAATTGAGCGCGGAACAGGCATTGACACATTCGTCGTAGCAGATTTAATCAAGTCATGGCACACAACACTTGATTCACAAATCCTAAATGGTGCAGGCACAGCAGGCACAATCAAGGGTCTTCGTGCATCAGGTGGAAACGCCGTAACATTCACATCAACAGCGCCAACTGTAGGATTACTTTATCCAAAGCTTGCTGATGCAATTCAGCAGATCCAGACAAACGCATTCGTTTCACCTACACACTGGGTAGTTCATCCACGTCGCCTAGCCTTCTTGCTTGCAGCAGTAGACAGCACAAACCGTCCACTCGTTGTACCAGCGGCAAACGGCGCAATGAACGCAGTAGGCGTTGGCGGAGCACCAACATACGGAAACTCCGGATACCAGATGCTCGGACTTCCAATCATCACCGATGCGAACATCGGAACAACATACGGAACAACAACAAACCAGGATGAAATCTATTGCGTTTCAGCAAATGAAGCTCATCTTTGGGAACAACCAGGTTCACCTTTCGCACTTCGCTTCGATGCAACAGGCGCAGGAAACCTAACTCTCAAGTCTGTCGTTTACGGCTACGCCGCATTCACAGCAGAGCGCTACCCACTTGCAGCCTCAATCATTTCAGGCACAGGTCTAAGCGCACCAA